CCCTGACGCACCGAGAGCACATCACGCATACGTTGATCTCGCGCTGATGAGCGAGTACGTAAGCGTGCGAGCTTAGCGTCAACTTCTTTGACTGATAACAATGTGGGGTCCTTACTTAGACTTCTTCTTGGTTTTCTTGACAGCGTTCATTTCTACAATCTTTGCACGCATAGCAGTTTTTGCTTTGTCGTTAATAATACGCTGAGCTGTTGCTTTTCTTCCTGCAGCCCTTGAAGTTACTTCAGTTACTTTGCCTGGATTAAACATACTTCCTGACCGAGTGTTTACAGATAAGTCAGTTTTAATGTCTTTGACAAGTTTTGCTGCAGTCTTTTTTGCTCCACCCTTTTTAGCCTTTTCGTAATCAGCCTTAGCCTTAGCGGTTCTACCGCCTTGCATAGAAGGATTGCCAATGAACTCTTGGTGAGACTTTGCATAAGGTTTCTTTGCAGGTGCCTTAGATGTCATACCTGCAAATGCTTTTTTGGTTGTCTTAGCCATAGATCTTGCCGTATCTGCGTTCAAGAATCTTCTTCATAGCAGCATCCTGCTTAGTCATTTTCTCTGGCTTCTTTGTAATCTTAGGCATTGGTGTCTTTACACTAGGCTTAGCACCTGCGACCTTTGGCATAAGTACTTTCTTACCACTTGGTCCAGTCTTAGGCATAGGAGTCTTAGCACCCTTTGATGGTGCTCGTGAAACTGTTGGCCTCATAGGTGATGTCTTTTTCATATTTGGCATTAGCGCTTCTTTGAGCCCTTAACATTGTATGTAACAAATCCCTTATCTCCAGCAGCCTTGCGAGCAGACTGAGAAGCCTTGTTAGGACTTACTACATAAGCTGATGTGCCTTTCTTGCCCTTTGCTGCTGCAGTTCCAGTTTCCTTAACCTGCTTTGCAACATTCTTAACAATCTTCTTTACAGGCATACCTTCTTGTGGTGACTTGCGAATTGCAGTTGCTGCTGATCCAACCGCTGTTGCAATATCGCGTGCCTCACGTGCTGTAATTCCAAAGCGCTTAGCAACTGCTGAAAGTGCAGATCCGCCAGACTTGCTTCGTGGATTTGTTACTTTCATTCCTGGTCCTGTCTTCAGATTCTTTTTGATGTAATCCATACCTTCTTTAGTTGGTAAATCTTTGTTTACTTTCTTTGCTGCCATTTTTTATTATCTCCTTATTAGATGAACGTGCGATCTTTTTCGGCGAGCAATTCATCTATGTTGATAACTGTTCGCTTGCCTACCTCGTAACGAGATAGGAATGGGTTTTTCATATGGTGCTTTTGGTGGAGTCCGTGGTTGAGCATCTCACGTGCTCGGATCTCACAGAACCACAAGGCCATCACCATATCGGTCTTGCCTTTAGTAGTAGGTGACCAGGTAATCAATTGCTCGATTAACGCCTTAACGTTTTCAGTTTGGTCACTAGGTAAATGAATAAGGTTGTCGCGGTGGTGCTTTCCGTCGTGCTGCTTTGTGCCGAACAAGGTGGACATAGAAGCAACACCGAAACCGGAGTCCCACTTGTTGGTTCCAGTATGATGTTCTCGCAGTAACACACCCCGTGAGGCAAGGTTTTGGCGGATGCCCTCATCTTGCGTAAGGAATGATTGAAAAGCATTTTTCTCTACTATCCACTCACTGGGCTGGTACAGGGAAGTCCAGTCAAAAATTAGTTGGCGTATTGCAGCAGGCGTTGGCCTAGTGATCTTAATAGCATCAACGATATAGCGTTTATGTGTAGCCCTATCAACAGCGTAACAAACGACGGCTGTATCACCAACCATAGCGGGATCAAGACCACAAATAAAAGAAAAGCCATTAACATCACGCGGATGGCCTGGGTTACCAGGAACCAAGCGACCTGCTTTACGCATACCATCTATAGAACCTCGCACACATACTGGATCAAAGATGGCATCATCTGAGATATCTTGTTGTTGATACACCAAAGCCCAGGTACTTGCATCCATAGCTTGGCGTTCATTGTAAAGATTGCGACCATTCCATCTAGGGTAGAGGCCGTCTTCGTTCTTGTCAGATTCCATCTGACCATCAAAGGGAGCATCACTTGCTGGCCAGAGAGTTTCCCATTTCTCAGGGTCTTCGTGCGTAGTCAAAAGTGCTGGCATTGCCAAGTACTTCCACGGGACCAGTCCACCAGGGTAGCGGTCTTCGTTGCGTAGCTCGCGGTATAGGTCCATTGCAGAAACTCTAGTACCAATAACTACAAGTTTGCCCGTAGGGTTCAAACGAGAGCGTACGTCCTGGGTCAACCAGCGGATTTGCTTCTCAAACTCGTTAGCGTTCTTTAAGGTAACAGCGTCATCTACGATAATCATATCTGCACGCTTACCGTAGATCTGACCACCGATACCAATGGCTTCGATGTTTGGGTCTTTTTCGCTAGACTCACGTAGCTCGGAACCAAAGGTGACGCGGGTTGCCTGCCACGAAGCTGACTTAGAGTTAAACCCTACGCCAGCAGCGTAAGCCTGTTGGAGTGATTCATACATCGGATGAGTCAGGCGTTGCTTGATGGCGTAGAGAAAGTCGGCAGCTAACTGCTGGGTTTGGGAAACAATCAAAACTCTAAAGTTGGGGTTACGCACTACCTGCCACGTTACATAGTCAACGGTGATCGTAATTGACTTGGCGTGGTTGGGCGGAATGTTAATCAGGATTCTATTACTAGCAAGCCCTGGCTCATACTTCATAGAAGGGTGTAGCCAACCAGGTTCGCGGCCCTCGATCATATCTACCAGGTTTTGCTGGTGTGGGAAGGTCTTAGAGTGCAGGAACTTCTGGCGGAACTCGGCAAAGGTTAAGTCGTGAACATCACCGGAGGCAAAGGACTTGTCCTTCAGGCCTAGCCGTGTTCGGTCAACCTTGTCTGTAAAAACTTTATCGGTACGTCGGTAGTACTCGTAGGTCTTAATGGATTTACCAGCTGAGGCACAAGCCTGTTCGATGGTCATACCCTCTGCTACACAACCAAGGATAATTCTCTTGGCGATGTCGGCGCTGTTATCGGCCACTGTTTTCCCGTCTCATCTCTTCTACTAGAATTGCCGCCGCGATCTGGCGGCGCATTTCTAAGCGACGGGACTCTCGCTCTTGCTTGTACTGCTTCCAGAATTTTCTACTGGAGGTAGCCTGGAGATATAACTCTTCTTCGGTATAGTTGCGTATCATCGGCGCGGATGCTCATTTCTTTTATACGAGGCGCGAAGGCCTCGGGCCGGAATCAGAGATTCCTTATACTAGGTTGAGTATGATCTTCCTATTAGAGATAGAGCTATCCCCACTAAAAGTACTGGGCAGTTCGGGCTTAACGCCCGAGCGAGCTACAGCGAAGTGAGGGGTAAGTCAGTACTCGGCCTAGGGGCCTCGCTAGAGGCCAACCAAGGGTCGTAAAACATACTCTCCCCGTTTTACTCCCCTACTATATATAAGGCAGGAAAAGGACTGGATTTCTCGCTTTCCTAATGTGAGTTACATCACAGTACTAAAACCGCAGGTCAGAGGCCAGATCAGCTTTCACTTTAGCAAATATTTTTTGTTGGGGAGTATACGGATACAGTCAGTAGTATTCAGCAACGGGGGGTAGTCGTTTGCGGTCAGACTGGTCAGCCCCCACCCCCTGCCCTGCCTGTGGATAAACCTGTGGATAACTTTATAGAAAAAAAGGTGGGGCCGACTGTACCCTCGGCACGCTATACCCCATAACCTTTTACAATTTAACAATGTCCTAACAACGAGGACAGACAGACCAGCAGCCACAACATCGCCGACATTCTCAGGAAGATCCCAAGTTACCAGGTCAGCTCGTCGAGTAACTTACAGCTGATGCCTTGACAAATGCCAGGCAAATGTCTACCGGTTGCCAGCAGAAAGCGTTACCAAATCGTTACCTGTTTTGGTGTTGTGTTGTTGCAGAATAGGGGAGGCTCCTGTATTCTTTTCTCATCAACTCAATCACGAGCTGATTTTAGAAAGGGTTAGAAATGAAGAAGACACTCAAGGAACTAGCAGCAGAAATGAATATAGATGAAAAGTATTTTGAGAATAACTTTTTAATGTTGGACAATCGTTACGCGATTATGCAAGATGAAAAAGGTTTACATCTCACCGATGTTCTTTCTTGGGCATCATTTAATCCAAGAATAATTGGACGCCAATCAAATGCAACAATCAAGGGTTTGCAATTCCAATTAGGACAATACAAGGTTTACATCAAGCAACTACAGGAGGCTAAATAAATGACAACAATTCACGCGGGAGACCGCACAAGCGGATGCACCGATTGTGCCAAGAATGATGACTCACTACGCGAGGAGGGCGCCCTTTCTTGGTTAAGTGAGGCTTGTCCTACTTATGCCGAGAATGTTGGTGAGTTGTACCATTGGAGCAGCAATTACAACAATTTCAGCCCGTTCCGTAAGTTCTTGGATCTTATCGGATACACCGAGGAGATGGATGGGGATGAGGCGCCTCTTGCAAATTGGGAGCGCCCTAGTTTCGAACTTGGTTATGTAGAACTCAGCAAACTAGGCGAGGCGCTTACTGAGTACGCTAACCGCCCCCAAGACGTAACCCGCTTTATTACTGAGTTACTAGAAGTAGAACAGGAACACGGATTATGAGAACCAAATACGCCTTAGCGGTGTCATTCTATACAGACCGCGAGCTGACTGAGGAGGAGGCTGGCGCCTTACAACTACAAGTAATCGCACAAGTTGAGGAACCCGTAACTCTTGAGGGTGAAGATGTTGAGTATTCGGTGGAGTTTTACGGCTCAGACATAGACAAGGAGGAGGAATGATGCAAATGGAGAAAGAGGTCGGGTTCTGCGCTAAATGCTGGCAGATGCTAACGCTTGAACAATTCCTTAACAAAACACACGAATGTGAAAGGGTAGAAGATGCAATACTTGACGCCTAAAGGTTGGCTTGTGGCTGGGATTCTAATCGGGCTGGCTATGTGGGGGCTATGGGAGGTGGCGAGCCATCTTCTATGGACCGGTAGCGGCTGGGAGTGGTGTGAGGATTTACTAGATTGTGAGGACAAGTAATGGGATACGAACCCGAGCTGAATGACCCCGTATTTTATGCGGGAGAGTATGAGGAAGCGGTCAAGTGCTTTCGATGCGGTGACCAGTTAGATCCTGACGACATAGTGTGGGCAAATGTGGAGGGGCAGATTGTGAAAGAGGGCAACGACACAACCTGGTGCGTTGTTTGTTTACCAAGCGAAAGGGGAGAGTAAATGAAACTATCGGAAAAGGTAAATAGCCTGCACCAACAGGTGCAAGAACTAGAAAACCAAAAAGCAGAACTGGATTATGAATTGCTTTACACAATACTAGAGGAAACACGGGAAAACTTAGAGGGAGAGGGAGAATAATGAACAAAGAATACTTAGAAGCTAAGTTTGACCTGTGCATAAACCAGGCTGAGAAGAATCTCAAAGAGGAGGAGATAGCAGAGGCTATCAAGAACCTCAAGCGTGCCAATAGTGCGCTCTCACAACTATTTGGATTTGAGGAGGATGAGAATGAATGAGTGTAAGTTTTGTGAAGGTGTAGCTGACTTCATTTGGCTAGAAGATAACGGACAATGGCACGTCTGTGGTGAGTGCATCAAGGATGGAGAGACGGACGCAAAGGCAGAAGGGGATGATGATGAGTAAGTATCAAGTAACAGTAGAATTAAATGAACGTTGGTTCACCATATTAGGTGAGCTGAGCAAGGATACCGAGGGCTTTGTATGGGTGGAGGTGGACAAGAGTGAGTAACTACATAGCAGAACAGGTTGCTGATATGAAAAGAAAATTAGAGAAAGAAGCAAGCAATATCTATACCATACACCCGCGTAAGTCTGAGTTGATCCTCTTGTACGAGGTAGTAGACGATAGCGGGAGAGCAGAGTGGGGCGGGGCTAATGCTGAACAGGCTATGCAATGGCTAACTCTTGCACCCGATAATGCACGTCTGTTGGTGAGTGCGTGGGATAGTGATGAGGAAGATGCTCACCTGGTAGGGCAGACGATAGACATAACAGAGATTATTCAACGGGCAAGGGAGATAGGCAGATGAGCTTAGCGTTAGGGATAGTGATAGTAATGGTGGTAGCCTATGTACTTATAGTGTGGGAGGACAAACTTAATGACTGATGAGGTCAAGAGAAGGATGGAAACTGCCAGCCGCAAGGCGGTAAGAGATAGAAACTACAGAAGGGCAAGAGACAGAGCTTTGGCTCGCCTTGCTCATCTATACCCTGATACCTATAAGCAACTGCTCGAAATGGAGAAGAAACAAGATGAGCTACAAGGCAAAAAGTGGATTAGTATTGACGGCACTACTGTTCTTAGGGTGGGCGTACACACACGAGCCACAGGTGCAGACGATCTTGCATACTCCAGTAATGCAGGAGAGAACGAAGGCAACAATGGAGGAGAAGCGTGAAAACAAGGCACTTACAGTTAGTTTCGCAAAAGCACTCGGTTACAACGACAACCAAGTTCAATGTCTCGTCACCTTATGGACCCGTGAATCCCGCTTCGACCACCTTGCTCGCCCAAGAGACGCTTCGGGCAAACCAAGAAGCTCGGCTTTTGGAATTGCTCAACTCCTTAGAGAGCGTAGTGGACAGCCTGAACTTCAAATCCTTCACGGCATACGATACATTGGTCACCGCTATGGAGGGAGTGCGTGTCGCGCTCTTAGCCACTCCGATAGACGAGGGTGGTACTGATGCTGACCGGAGTTAGTTTATTCGCAGGTGTTGGTGGCTTTGACTTAGCTATGCAACGACAAGGAGTAAAGGTAGTAGCCTCGGTTGAGATAGATAAGAACTGCAACCAGGTATTGGCGCAGCATTTTCCTGACGCTACACAATTTACAGATGTAACTACAATAAAGGGAGAGGATCTAATCAATGCAGGATTTACACCAAGCACAGGAATTATTACAGGAGGATTTCCCTGCCAAGACCTCAGCGTTGCTGGCAAAAGAGCTGGTCTTGCTGGCGAACGAAGCGGGTTATTCTGGGAGATTGCAAGACTTGTGGAAGAAACGCAAACAGAATACTTCATCATCGAAAACGTCCCTGGTTTGCTATCCAGTAACGAAGGAAAAGATTTTGGAGTCGTCATCGGGACGATGGCAGACCTCGGGTATTCTGTTGGATGGAGGGTGCTTGATGCTCAACACTTCGGAGTACCCCAGCGCAGGCGTAGAGTCTTCATCGTTGGCAGACGTACTCCTAACTCAAGCGTTGCCGAAATACTCTTTAAGTCAGAAGGCTTGCGAAGGGATCTTACGCAGAGCAAGCAAGCGGGGCAAGGAACTACCAGAAGTACTCAAGAAAGCTTTGGTCAAACAGGCTTTGCCAAGTACTCACCAGGAGTAACAACACTTACAGCTACAACATACAAAAGACCAGAAGATAATGTCGTTGTAACTTCATCATCCTTTGGTGGATACACAGAAGGAGTCGGCACTTTGCGTGCCAATGGTGGCGATCTAGGTGGAGGAAGTGAGAACCTTGTGGTTCACAAAGAGTAGGCGAGCACAGAATGTGGATGACTACGAGACTTGGATTGAAGGAGGAGTAATGCCAACGCTTAACGCATTTGATAATGGTGATGTGCGAACGACTGTCATTGTCTTTCACCCTCACTACCACGATGGAGCACGAGTACAAGACAAGACTATGAATACCCTTACATCACGTATGGGTACGGGAGGAAACAACGTGTCAATGCTTTCAGATCAAAGCGGTGTGCGCCGCTTAACTCCAGTAGAGTGTGAAAGATTGCAGGGTTTCCCTGATGATTGGACTGCTGGACAATCAGACTCAACCAGGTATAAGCAGATGGGTAATGCTGTAGCTGTGCCTGTGGTAGAGTGGATAGTACAGAACATAGTAGATGTGGCTAAGGTTTCCTAACCCTTTTCCTTAGCCAAACAAAAACCCCATCGGCAGAACCGGTGGGGTTTTTGCTAGCACTCTACAAGCGGTTGCTTGCCGAGAGTTAAAGCATACACTATCCACCAGTAGAGTAAAACCCTTTACCCTTGAAGGTGATAGCGGGCGAGTCCCACTTACGTATCATTGGGACGTGGCAATCAAAGCAAGAGGGTTCGCGTGGGTCCTCGTGGATACTGCGTTCAATAGTTAATTCACTGTTGCAATCAGGGCAACGATAGTCGTACTGCATTAGAGCTGCACCGCTTCCTCTATGGGTAGATAACCTACTAACTTCTCAACCTTCTCAACCCTGTCAAACTCAGTGGTCGCTGGCATCTGATGATTAAACCATACTGGTTCCGGTAAATCTAATAGGTCGAAAGAGAAGATACCGGCAGGTGTGGAGTTGATGTAGAAGGGAACAAGGTCACGCTCTGCTGCTTGGGTGATGAGCTTGCGATACTTCATCTCTTCAATCAGTAGCGTGGGATAGTGAGTAGCCCTGCACTTTAACTCTATGTAGTGACCTGCTTGCCTAGAGATACAATCATAGGCATCAAAGATGCCCTCAGACTTTACTAAATCTGGGTACAAACTCTCACGCAAGAAGGTAAATAATAACTCTTCGTTCATTGCCAGGGACTAACCCCGCCAAGATTATCCTGTAACCTACGAAGTGCCTGAGAACATCTACGATCTGCGGTAGAGATAGCACACTCTAATACCTGTGCTATCTGTTGCAGGGTAAAGCTCTCGTGATGACGCATACGCAAGAGGGCTTGGTCTTCTTGGTCTAACTTAAGAAAACCTTTTTTGATATCAATGAGGTTAGCAAGTAGGTTGCCACCTTCTGCTGGAGATGATGAACCTTTAGGTTGCCCATCTCTAATCATCTCTTGTGCTTGCTCTAATACTGTGCCATCTATGACTGATGCAATAACAAAGGGTAGCAACTGACCAAGCGTAGCTGACTCGTAGTAGGCTTCATCATTAGTCTGATAGCCAGACTTTGCAGCCTTCTCCTTGCGTGCATAGCGTTCTCCTGCACGCTTCATCTGCCACGCAATGCGTTGCTCGTTGTGCCTACGTCTTTCTTCAACAGGTTCCATTAAATCCACTATGTGATCTTCTGCCCTAGTCATAGCCCAAGCAACCAGTTCCTGCTTTACATCATCCTTTTCTACGTAGGCTTTATACCTACGGTGGATAGTGTTAGCAACACTAGGCACTAGGTCATAGATTACTGGGTGTAGCTCAGTCATCGCATCACCACGACTGCCGATGGGAACGGAGCGGAATTAGGTTGGTTCCCAAACTTGAGACGACCTCTAATGAATTCGATTTCATACGCAATGCAATGCTCGTGCCACCAGGAAGTGTCAGTTCGGGAGGGAACCAGTAGTACCACGGTGCAACCCTTCTTGCTCTCAGCTTCTGCTTTAGCAACCCAATCTTTGATTGTCCTTCCGTATGGTGGGTTAAGCCACACGGCTTCACCGTTACTATCGCTAGCCCAGTCATTATGAAATGCGTCCTGACGCGCTGGAACAGGATGGTCTGGGCCGTACCAATTATCGGGAACAAGAGTGGATGATTGCAATGCTGCTGCGTCCAAAGAAAAACGAAACGTGTCGTTGTATCTGTCGAAGAAAGCTCGTGGTGTAGTCCACGTATCATCGTTGGAGGTTTTGAAGGTATCAGTTTTGTAGAAC